AATGTGGGGAACCAGCTTTGGTATTGCTCTGGGTCGATAGCGTCATCGTAGATGCAAAGCCCCTCTGTCGCACGCAAGAAGGCCGTAAAGGGAGGTTCACTGGGCAAGGCTATCCCCATTTCAACCCTATACAGATCTTTCAAAGCTACCGCAGCGCCCCGCAGGTCGTGGAGGGTGGGGTTCGATGCCTTGGTAGCGCTAATAAAATCATCATCTTCCAGGGGATCGCCTATATCGGTGTAGAATAGGTCCCGATACTTCTCCACGGTCTCCTTGGGAAAATCATCAGGGTTAAGGGATTGGCCCTCGTCCAGTAAGATCTTGGGCCTCGGCTTTTGACGGGGATCGTCATCAAACAGCTCCCCCACCACCGCACAATACCCCGCTTCGAGCCCCTTGGGGGGCACAATACCCATCCATACCCGTGTATACGACACGGGATTACCATCACCTTCATCGATCTCGACCAGCCCAGGGTCTTTTCGCCTCTTCACCTTCACATTAATGTTCATTGCGAATCCCCTCCTGCCACAGTTCGTAGATACCTACTACATTCTCTTCTGGACTCAGCATGATACGACTCCCATACGACATATCCAAGTATTGAACGCCCCCTCGACTGGCTATGTCTACGATTTCAGAAACCCTGACATTGGTCAGGTTCCCATCGTCCTTCTCAACCGTGACATTTTTCTTAACCATCAATGTTGAAGACCTCATATACAATGATGGGGGTCCCATCCCCTGCCCATAAACACCCAATATTAAAATCGAAATACTCCTCGGCGTCCTCAAAGGACCATCCCTCACGCTTCATCAGCTCTTCAATGATGAGCGTCGCACTGTAAACGAGCTTCGAGGACTTACTATATTGTGACCCCACACCAATTATCGCAGCATCAAGGCCATCAAAGCGTACTGTCCCCTCGGGTAAGGCATCGCCATCAACCGATAGGGCATTATCTTGAGTGAGCTGGGCGGCTATCATGTCAAGCTTCCAATGGTTTGACGGTAGCAACGCGCCTGATATGACGCGAGGGGTGCCAATTTTTTAATTGTCCCGCCCCCTGCATGTTCTCTAACAACCGCCCCATTAAACTGATGACATCGACCTGATCGTCGTTACGGCCCGCGTCAAAGCGCAACAACTCCAACCGCAAGTCTTCCAACCACGGGGCCCCACGCAAGAAGTAGACCTTGCCCGAACTCATGCGGGCCTGGATGGCCCTTGCCCGAGACCGCTTATCGAATCGGCTGGCAAAAGGGGTTCGCACACAATAAGAGCGCCTCTCGCGCTGGCGTGTGGTGATGTAGGGATCTAAGCTGGCGCGGATCTGGCCCGCTTCCTCAGCCCATTGCAGGGGCTTCCACTTATCCACTAAATCGAGAAAAGATTCCACCCATATGTCGCTGGTGGTCTGACCACGCCACCAATCCAGCACATACATATTATCCGATTCATCAACCCCACACACTCCATGGACGGTGTAATCGCCTTCGCCGTCCTTGGTCGCATAATCAGACGCCCCGTAAATTCGCAAATTTTCTGGGAGATCGGCCACCGTCTTAAACCAATCAGATAAGAAGAAACCCCCCTCTTCCGCCTGAGGGTTTTGCTGGTAGAGGGCGCTCCAGTCCCGAGATCCAATAACAGATTTAACTTGGAGCAACCGCTCTTCTGGATACCACTCGGGCCAAAGGGCCTCCCCCCGCTTGCGGCCCAGGGGGTCGTTGTCTTCGGCCAGGGCGGGCAAGCTGATAATCTCCCACTTGTCCCCACCGCCCTCCATCTCTACCAAGAGACGCCCACATAGGTCATCGTCGTGCCAACGGGTCATAATGCAAATAATAGAGCCCCCAGGCATTAAACGAGTGTATAGAACACTACGATACCAATCCCACACCCGCTGGCGAGTAACCGCGCTATCAGCCTCTTGGCGGTCTTTTATAGGGTCATCGACAATGGCAAGATTGGCACCACGCCCTGTGATGGCCGTGCCTACACCCGCTGCGATATACTGACCACCAGACTTTACGTGCCAGCGGTTAGCCGCCTGTGAGTCCTCGGACAGGCCGAGTGTCTCAGGGAATATCTGAGCGTAGACGGGGTGGGACACAAGGTTGCGAACCTCACGGCCAAAGTCACTGGCCAGCTCTGAGTTGTAGCTCGCACTGATGATCTGAGCCTTTGGGTTCAACCCCAGATACCACGCAGGGAACCTGCGCGTAGCCAGCTCGCTCTTGGTATGGCGCGGAGGACAGAAGATCATCAAGCGCCTGACATCCCCTAAAGCCACTTGCTCCAAGGCGTTAGCAATCATTTCGTGGTGGTGGCCCACCTCGAAGTCAGGCTTGGTCAGTGTGACAAAGGGCAGAAGGCGTTTTCGCGCCTCACGGCGATGAAGCAGCGTAGCTGCGGCGTCAGCGGGATCAGGACTCAATGAGAAATTCTTGCCGTATCCCACACCGCCAAACCCGTGTGATTGCCATCAGGACCATATAACCAAGTTACGCCTACCTCGCATCGCACCCCCTGCTCATAACACCATTGACCAACGATCCCTTCAAGCATCTCGTTATTAATAATACATAAGGGTTGGGTATTAGTTGTTGGGCCAGGAACATTACCATTGCTGTCGGGATTGAAATCACTCAAAGAAGGGTCCCCCTATATCGGTTATTACGAAGTGCTTCGCAACATGGTCTTACCACGAGATTCTACTAATCCATCCAATACCATATCAACCAACCGCCCACTGGGAAGCTTACATGCCTTTATCCATTTACTGATCTCATCATGGGAAGGTGCTACCTGAGCTAATATGGCAGGGTCTATATGGGGCCTGGATACTCCAGCATGAGAGATAAGGGCCGTAAGGGTGGAGTCCTCATCCTCTTCTTCGGCTGCGGCAGGAAGAGGGATGACGGGATCTCCATAATTTGCTTGCTCAGGGGGATCTGCCCATTTAACCACTTCCCTCGGAAGTTCCGGTTCAGGAACAACCTTTTGACCACCGCACTGGCAAGTGGTCGTTTGCGGTTGACCATTGGTGGTAGGACTCGCCGCTCGTCTACCGCATTCAAAAGCTGCAAACCAAAGAGGGAGATCTCGGTCTTCCAATCCCTCCGGTACATACGCCTGGGCGTCTGGCGGTAACATCTGCCGAGTCAACCCACTTGCCTTTGCCCTTGATGGGGCCATAACCATTCTCCTTTTTAGTAGATGAAGAGAAACAACAACATCTTATTTCGTGGTCAAGGGACCAGTGAATCTAAAGAGGGACCAGTGAATTTGAGAACCCGATTGGCACGATTATTGCAAACTACTATCTATTAGCTATTAGTCTAATCATTAAACTATTATTGTATATTTATTATTATTTAATAAAAATAATAATAGTCCAATAGCTGAGTAGTACAGTAGTACTAATAGGCAAAATTTTCGCTGAGGATCATTCATACGCGCAATTCAGGCAATTAAATCTATTCTCATTTCATCATGGTGCCCACATACCTCCACAGGGAGATATGGATATTTGGATAAATAAGGAACCTCCTTATGGAGCAAGCACTGGTAAAAGGGGGGATCCTCCTTCTCTGCTTCATACGTCGAAACAACCTTCACATGGGTGCAGTCTAAGCAAAGGCCAATACTCGGAATAGGTAACATCTGCATCTCCCTTCCCCAGGGGAAAAAGTGAAATAGCGGGGTCCTATTTCCAGGGGTGTATTAATGTTACTTAACAAAACCAAAAGCTTAATGCGCGTTATGTGGTATCCCCCCCCATCGATATGCGGACTCAGACAGGGCGAAAACACCGCTTTAAGGCCGTGGAACACCGTGGAACAATCGAAACGAGTCGTTCAGGCATCTCAGCACATCAGGCCATTGCCTCCCATATCTCTCTCCCATGCCACGTGACAGGCTCACGCTCGCACGCGCCTTAGCCTCTACCTCACCCCGTGATGGCCAACCGCCATCCTACTACACTCACCACGACGGTAGCATCCCCAATGGCCTTAGAATCGATCTGAGGGCCTCTCAGCACCACAGGCGTTCAGGGCCATGGGCAGGGCAGCACGCCATCCACCGCAGAAAAACCCCACCCACGACCATTCATACTAACGATAACTCCGGTTATAGTGAGTATAGACTACTCATCACCAAGCAATGCACCGAGTGCAATTGACTCAAGATCGGCATCGCTCATGCTTGATGCCTCGCTCGTGCCATCATCGATAGACATGTCCACTGCCTTGCGCTGCGGATACACATAGCGAGCCAGCTCCTTGTAGGCCGTGAGCCTAAGCGCTATGTCAAGCGACTCATCATTGGCGATCTTGGCCATACCCTCAAGCGGATCGATTGAATGGCCTATACTCTCCTCTACCTCACGTAACTTCTGACTGGCACTGACCTTAGAGGGGTTCTTGTTCTTCGTTCCGGGCTTACGTCCGGGGAATCCCTTGAGAATCTTGCCCGTCTTGCCATCAGTAGCGGCCTTTCGCCTCGACTCCCACCGATCAGCGGCGCTCTCACCCAGCTCAACATGCTCATCTATCTCCATCATAACCTATCCTTTTCACTGTTATCTATGGTTTTTATGGTTCAGGCAGCATCCTCGCCTATATCATTATATAGACTCAGACGTATGCTCGAACCAGCGTCCACCCATCGGGTATCTCACGTGTATCGCCATCCAGTCTAAACCCATAGCGCTCGACCCCGCTCTCATCATACGTGTAGATGCGGGCCTGTTCGCCCATCCACGCAGCGACACGGTGTGCATTGACGCGACATACGTGCAATGAGGTGCGAACGGTGGGGATGTGTTCGCCCTTGTTATGGATCCGCTTGTCGGCTGCTACCATTGCTACCTCCGTAGTAATTGTTACCCTAATTTTAACGCTTTGCTGAGCGTAGGCAATGGACGGCCCAAGGACCCCTCAAACTTTTTTTGTTATTCGCTTGACTTCTGGATTTGACTTCCGTATACTTGTGGTGTAGCATGTAGCACGGGACGGGGGGGAAGCACGGGGGCTCTTTGACAACCGAATAACACGGCAAGCGTTGCAGACGATAGCGGCCACGACCTCTCACGATGTGAGAGACCAGCCCAGCAACGCCAAGCGCCTCGAAGCTACGAACGGTCCCACGGGCTGAGATGCCCCAGCGACAACGTGTAGCACTTAACAACCGCACCTCAGACGGTTTTGGTCCCGTCTCTAAACATTATCACAACGGGGCAAGCAGTTGCTTACTACCACCGTCAATATGGTGTGGGGTCAGACCCCTGCATCAGAATCCACCATCCGCTCCGCGCTACAGCGCATATGAGTGGCGAGAGGAGATACGGTCAGTATCACGTAAGCAACTAACCGGAGGCGATGTCCATCCCG